GATGGTTGTTATCAAGGCTGAGGGCAGAATTGAGAACAAGGATTTGACGAAGGGGGGACAAGATGGGTAATACAGCAACTTCAACGGGAATTAGTATGGGATGTGCTTTAGCAATGATATTATCTTGGCACATAAACCACTCAATTTTTTTAGCAATTATTCACGGATTATGTAGTTGGTTTTATGTGATTTATTATGCAATAGTTTATTAAAAACTAAATAGCTGGCTGTGGCGTTCTGGTGAAACGCGGGGTATGTAGGTATCCTTATTTTGATGGTGTGATGTCCATCTTCCTGAAACCTACCAAAATATAATGGAGTAAGGGAAATCATCGCAGGTTCAAATCCTGCCAGCCAGCTTATATAATAAAATGTTTACTTTAAAAATGATAATAAAATTGATAGGTTTGGTAACAATGTCACTTATTATGGCTAAAAGTGGATATGTAATGCACAAACTGGGAAATGAGAATGGGGCTATGCTTTACTATTTAATTGCCCATTTGTATATATTAGCTATATATTTTATTTGGTAATAACTAAATAAGCTGACTTTCCAGAGACCAGCATAAAGCCACGGGCTGGTTGACTAAAGAGGCGCTGACCAAATAAACAGGATTTACCTGGTGGGTTTATCCTGTGGTTGGCGCCTTTTTTATTTGAGATGAGCGTAAAAAAAGAACCAGAGCTTATACCGTTTAAATATGTGTTTGTGAGGATAGCGCGCAAGTATATCTTAAAGCGCCTTTATAGCGCAAAATTGCTCACTCCCAAAGAGGTACATAAAATTGCATCAGTTTTGAGGCGAATTGACAAGGCGATAAATCAGTTGCTTCATTTGAAATCTATCGTCGAGAAACTGCTATTGAGGCATCATAACAGGGATGACAGGAACTTGCGTTAAGCGAAATTGTCATTATATTTTATAGTAATAAGTAGATTACATGGCGTTTCTATTATTGCAGATATGGTGGAATGTTGGGGGAAAAGATGGGAAAGAATGAATTATTTAAGGCTTACATAGCAGGATTTTTAGATGGGGAGGGTTCTATAAGTATTTTGACTGCAAGAAATCCAAAGCCTGATAATATGCTTTATAGATTAGAAGTTAATATTGGAAATTGCTGTAAGAATATTTTGCTACTTATTTCACAAGAATATGGAGGTTGTGTTTACTATAAGCGTCCCCAAAATGCAAAGCCACATTGGTTGCATTGTTATTGTTGGAAAATTGGTGGGAAAGCTGCTTGTAGACTATTGAAAGATGTTTATCCATATATTAGAGTTAAAAGAATTCAAGCAGAGATTGGTATTAAGTTTGGCAAGACATTGCGGAAAAAGTTAGCATACACTAGAAGACAACTTAGTCCATATATTTTAAGAAAAAGAGGTTTTTTAGCTGAACAGATGAGGCATTTGAATTCTACAAAAGATTATTTTGATAAAGTTGCATTGTCATAATGTCAGTGACAAAAACAGATCTTGAGTTTGAGGCGGTCAAATATAGTTGCAAAGAGGATGAGGATGGCGAGATTAAGCTAATATTGCGGGTGAGTATGCAGGATAAATTGAGTGCGATTGCGATACCAGTTAAAGAACGATTGAAAATTAAGGTGGAGATAATAAAGTGAGCAAAATCGTTAGGACGATGAATCATACGAAGAACGGACGCTTCGCAAAGGGCAACAACGCTAATCCCAAAGGCAATAATCAGTTTACTTCATTAGTACCTTTAATCGAGGCATTAAAGAAAGCGGGCGTTAAACATAAAGAGGACTTTTGGGACTTTGTAGCCAAAAGAGCACGAACAAGCGATACTGTATTGAATGCTATTTTGAAGAAGCTTTTGCCTGACAAAGTTCAAGGTGAAGGCTTTGATAAAGGCACTCAGATTATAATCGTAAGGCCGAATGGACAAGTTAAAAATAGAACTTAAAGATTTCCAAGACCATTTTCTTTTTTCAAAAGCAAGGTTTCCTTCGCTTATTGCAGGAGTCGGAACTGGCAAAACTATGATGTTGCTTTTCAAGATATGGAACTTCTGCCAGAATAATCCCGATTCTCTTGCCTTAATAGTCCGCAAGGAATATACCGACCTTAGAGATTCCACGATTAAAGATTTCCAAACATACTTTGGAGTATTGGTTGACAGCAACAAAGAACATAAGTTTGCCAATGGTTCTGTGATTATGTTCCGCCACGGTTCAGAACTTAATGTGTTGAAGAATATCAATTTGTCTATTGCTGGGATTGAACAGGCAGAGGAATTTGAGACCGAAGAAGCCTTTATTTTTATTAGAGACCGTTTGCGCAGAATGAATGCTCCTTACCATCAGCTTTGTCTCATTGGAAATGTCAATGGGCATAATTGGATTTGGCGGATGTGGAAAAACAATCCAAGCGATAGAAATTATGACTTGGTAGAGGCTACAACTTTTGACAATGCCGATGTACTTCCGGAGGACTTTATCAATGACCGAAAGCAACTTGCTATTGATGCCCCCAATCATTATAAGCGTTATGTACTGAATGATTGGGAGGAAATGGAGGCTGATGATTACTTACTTACTTGGCTTATGCTTGATGCTTCAATAAAGTTGGATTTTGGTGAACGTAGCATAAAACGCATCTTGGCGGTTGACTGTGCAAGGTTTGGGGATGATGAGACAGTATTTACATTGATTGAGAATAGACATCTAAAACTGTGGGAACAGACTTACAATGAAACCCATAAGCATAAAGATTTGATGTGGATAGTAGGCCGGTTCATTGATTTGAAGCGGGAGTTTGATTCAGACATTCATATCGTAGATGATGACGGACTTGGTGGAGGAGTAACAGATAGACTCCGGGAATTGAAGTTAAACATATCTGCCTTTAAGGCTGGTGAGAAGGCAAAAGACGAATTGTTTAGCAATAGACGTGCAGAGGGATTTTTCAAGCTCAAGGAAATGGTAGAAACCAAACAGCTTAAGATTTTAAACAATTATTCGCTTATTGATCAGCTTTTGACCATTAGATATAAATATAATTCAAGAGGGCAAAGACTGATACTGAGCAAGGATGAGATGCGCAAGGGAGGCATTAAATCGCCGGATATGGCAGATGCCTTAATGATGGCGGTAAGTGGGATTAGGAAAACTGAAAGGGCATTTAGAGAGGAAATTTTACCAGCCCCAAAAGTTTATTAGGAGGTGTGTTATGGCAAGAGGAGTTCCGAGAAGAAATGGTTCAGGTAGAGGCCGTCGGGCAAATAGAGGACGTGGTGGATGCAGAGTAACCAGAAAAGTTGGCAGAGGGAGAAATAGAAGATAATGGGAGATGACGGCAAGAAAACCGAAGCCCAATTAGCAGAGGAACGATTAGAACGTTACAAGGCTAACCCATATAAGTTTGTGGAAATGTCCGACATAATTGCCTGTATTATCCGTTCTGATGATGCCGGGCCGATGCTCTACATCAAAGGCTCAAAGCCCGAACTTCAGGTCGCCTGGGCAGAGTTGAACCAAAAGATTATGCAAACAATCAGCAAGATGGAGATGGAAGCTGCGATGAAGAACCAGCCTCTAATTCAAAAGGCTAATTCATATTTAAATGGCTTGAGGAGGAGGAAATAAGATGCCTGCAGGCTTTGATAATTGTGTGAAGAAGGGCGGCAGAGTCCATCGCAAGCTAATAGGCAAGAATAGATATATCAATATTTGCTGGCTTGACAATAAAAGCTATGCTGGCGAAGTGCATACAATTAAGAAGAAAAAGAAATGACCGCCAAATCTAATCTTAGAAAAGCTGAAAAACTAATGGAGGAACGCAAGAAGGAACTTGCACAGCGTAGCCTTGACAAAGACCCGAAGAAAGCTGGACTTGAAAAAGTACTGCGTGATATCGCCGATGTGGCGAAGAAAGAGGGGTTGAGTGAAACTACCTAAAACAGTAACAATTGCTGGCAGGGAATGGAGAATTATTCAAGACAAAAAAATGAGAGGTGGAACTTTTGACGCAGGGAAGTGCGAAATAGTCATTGGCATTAAATATCCAAAAGATATTCCAGATGTTTTCTTACACGAAATTTTAGAGGCTATTCTTCTTGAACGAAATTGTAGATACTCTTTGTTTGAAAAATATAGCAATGACGGTTATCTATTTGTAATGCAACATAAAGAATTTGATAATGTTGGCAGAGATTTAGCATTGGCATTAAAAGATGTAATGAGGTAATAATGCATAATTTAGTCCGAATTCCAATGAGAAGACTTGAGATAAAAAATAAGGAAAATGGTAATGGAACTTTTTTGCAGTTGGAATTTACCGATGCTGACCTTAAAAAATTGCAGGATAGATTTAATTTGATAGGAGTGGAAATTAAATTATTAGAAACGGAGAATGTAAATGCCCAAACCTAAAGATAAAACTAAACTTGAAATGTGGATTACTATTGATGGCAAGAAATTTGGAAAATATGCTTGGGTTGATTTACACAATATCCCGAAACTTAAAGATTATATAAAAATACTTGTTTTAGGATTGGGTGTGAGATTGAAAAAGAAAGGTTTTTTAACTCGAGCAAGAGAACTAATGATATTAGAATTTGAAGATTTACAAACATTATTGAAACACGAAAAGGAAATAACCAGTGCCCCAACCCAAACCTAAAGACCGCAAAGATAAGAAAGACCAGCCTGAAAAGGTCGATGTCAAAACCGTCGAAAAAATCAAGATAGACACCAAGTCAGATGCCTTTTCTTCAGAAGAGCGCAAGGAATTACTTAAAATCATCAAGGACGATGTGGAACACGGAGAGAAAGTCCAAGCCCAATATATCGCCCAGAAGATTAAAGATGAGCAACATTACCATTCCGAGAAACCCTCAAAGATAGAAGGATTAAGTAAACTTAAGTGGATGTCTGACCGCAATCTTGGTCTTGCTCGTGCTATAGCCGATATATTTCAAGCTGTTTTCTTGGCCACCTGCTGGAACCCCGACTCGATAAATTATGTGGCCACTAAAAAGACTGATGTAAACAACCGCGAGAATCAAATCAAGTTTACCAAGTGGGGTATGGGTGCACACGAGGCGAATGCCAAGCCAGAAGTGGATGATTTTATTCATAACCGCATAGTGGCGGGTGGCTCATTCTTCAAGATTTTCCGCAAGGTCTGGGATGAGTGGGTGGACAGGCGTATCCCCAAGAAGAACAAGGATGGCAATACGTATGCCTACGAAATCAAGACCGAGAAAAAGACTTTTCAAAAGGGCGTGATTGAGAATATCTCCAACATTGATGACATCCTTATGCCTGAATATGGCCGTAATATTCAAGAGCTTCCGTTTTTCATTCATGTGCTTCATTTGGATGGCGAGACAGTCTTGGGTTATCTGGATAAGAAAAGGTTTATCCCTGAGAATGTTGCAGAGTATAAGAAAAAACTTAAGAACCATGCCTATAGTGAAAAGGAAAGTCAACTCGGTGCAGAGAGGATGAAGCAGTTGAAATTGACAGCCGATACAATGGACGATGTGGACATACGCCGTTTAAGAATAGACCTGCACGAGTGGTATGGCTACTTCACCAAAGACGGCAAGACCGAGAAGTTTAGGATATGTGTGGATTTGGTAAACGATGAGTTCTTAGCTGGTAAGCCGGTACGCAAGATAAACCGCTCAGGCAAGATACCCTTTGCCGGAGGCTCATTATGTAAGGAGCCGGGGCAGATAAGGGGCGATAGTTTGATGAAGATTATCGCACCTATAATCAACGCCTTCCACAATGTCTTTAACCAGAAATCAGACTTCCAATATGTTACCAACTGCCCGATTGGTTTTCATAATCCCGATGAGGGTTATTCCAAGCAGGTTTATGAGCTTGAGCCGATGAAGTCCTATCCCGTCTCAGGAGACCCCTCCAGAAGCGTATATTTCCCCAACCTTTCCCGTTCTATGGCCTGGGCGGAGTCTGATATGAGAATTCTCTTTGAAGTCTTAGAACGCCTTACAGGGGCAGCTTCCTACTTCCTTACCACCCAGACAAAGAAAGGAACGCTTGGCCGGGATATTATGGTGGAGGAGAAGGGCGAGACCAAATTCGGCCTCTGGGTGTCAAGGATTCAAGAGAACATCTGCGAGGCAATCAGTATGTGGTTTGAGCTGTATCAGGACTTCCCGCCAAAGAACTTGGCCGAAAGGATATTAGGCGCAGATGGCAAGCAGCTTTTCCGCAATCTCTCGATTGATACATTACGAGGGGATAGCAGTGTGCAGATGACACCTGATACTACAT